CTTTAGGCCGCCAGAGCGTAGCTGTCGTCGTTGGCAACTATAGTTTGCAGCCTGATTAACGAGGCGAGCTGCATCCTCGACATGCGCGCCTATTGGGTACAATCTACGTCGCGAAACGTAAATCCCCCTCCGACGCACGGCGACCTTCCCTTCGAAGGAAGTACCGTCGACCGGGTCCGCAAGGTCACTCTTTCGTAAGAAAGGACTACTCTCACGTGAAATGACATTACGCCCGCTTTGTCGGAGCCAGTAAGCGAGTAAAGCGCCCTGATACAGCTGCGGTACATTGAGCTGTTTCGGGCGGAAGGATAGCACGGGAAGTTTGATCATCCCGTGCCTCGCCGGCCCTAATTTATGGTTCAATGCCTCCTCAAGAGGAAGCATCAAGCCATCGTCATCTTCAGCGCCGAGCGGAACCACGTGACGGACTTTGGTTTCAAACCCAAAGACCCGCCTAGAGGCCCGCCAAGCGCTTTCGATCTGTGAATCGAGCCATTTATCATGGCCACGATGCAGAGCGAGACGAATAAGACGATTAGAGCAGCGATAACTCTCTTCCAGAAGGAGTCGGTTGACGGTGTTACCCGTCTTCTTATCCTTCGTTTCGCGGAAGAAGAGCTCCTTCTGGTATACGGGAGTAATATCGTGACCAGCCCAATAATGGCGGCCGCAACTTTCTCGAAAGTGTCCTGTTGCATGTGACTTCTTGGTATTAACCTCGAAGCCACAATACAGTAGAACCTCTCGGTAGAGCGCGTCCGCCTGAACAGGCAGGATCACATCATCCCCGTACACCAGTACTCTTCCCCTACACCCTAGGTGCTGCGCGACAGCGACAGCAAGGGCGAAGAAGATCAAGGTTTCTAGTTCGAACGTGAAGCCGTTCCCCATTGAGGAGAACTTCTCATATTCGACCCAGTTTCCCGGACCGACTTCGCCTTCAGGGCTCCTGAGTGAGTTAAGTAACTCAAACCACTCGAAGGGGAGAAGCTGTTTTACGAGCTCCTTACTGACAGTGTCGCTCGCTGACTTTAAGTCCAGGGTAGCGTATTCACCGGTAATACTACCGATGCGCGCATACCTTTGATTTGGACGTTGGTCATCGAGATCGACACCACAACGCTTCTTTAGGACTTTACGTAGCAATTTGCCAATACCTAACTGGAGAAAGATGTTTCCAGTTGGTTCGGCGGCTATGGTGCGGTCCTTTGTTGCGTCCTTTGGCACAGTCGTGACCCGGTTCCCTCTTACGACGTCAAAGACGTTGGGTAAAAGGGTAAAAGGCCCCTGCACGTCCCTTTTCAGGATCGCTTGGGCCCAACTCGGATCAGCCTCCATTGCTATTCGCAGTAGAGGTAGTGCACGACGTGTTACGCTGATTTGGCCCATCGCTGGGTCAATTTTGCGCACAAGGTTAGCGTCCTCCCCTTTCAAGGTAGAGGTCGCTCCCTTGCCCCAGCCACACTCGTCTAGCGCCTTGCTCCAATTAAGGGGCCCAAGGATGTCGCCTATTTTGCGAACGGCCAATGTAATTATTGGCTCGACGCGCGGATTGAAATCTCCGCGTAGGCAACTCCTAAGCCTCTCGTTGGTGGCTCGGCACTGAATCTCGGCGGTTGCAAAGCCGCCGAGGGCCTCCATTTCTGTGTCTAATCCGGTCTTGAGCCCCTTCCACTTGGAAAGGTAGCTCGTGACCAGATAGTCATCGCGGAAACGGTGCCCAGTGTGGTAATGAACTGGCTCTATTTTCTTTCGGGCAAGCTGTTCATGCTCGCCGTACTTGTATAAGAGCCAGCATCCAAGTGACACAGGAGAGTCAACGCGCTTGCACATGGCCAGATAGATCTGGCTCATTGCAAACTGATTGGGATCCTTTTGTTCAGCAAGTTCCGCCATAGCTCTCCGCCTCTTCGAGTTCGGACATGCGTTGCCGAGACATCTCGCGAATACGTTTTTCGACCTGGAATCTTTGGTAAAAGTATTCCGTGTCGATCACCGTACTATTGCGTGATTTCTCTAGCGACGTCCATGCCTCGTCTCCGAAGATGTACGGGTGAGCAACGGCGAACCACCGCTGAAAGACGGGATCCTTTGCGTTGTTAATGCGAATGAACTGCCACCGCTTTGTGTACTCAGCGTTTTCACCGAGATCGCGCACGAAGTAAACGAGTTGAAGTGTCTTTTCAGACAGATCAATTTCGTTCGCCCCGCGCGCGTACCGATGCACTCGCACACTGAAGCAGCTGCCATCGATAGTCAACCCGTTATAACCGGTTGACTTATCGATCCTCGAGTTCGGATGCCAGGCCTTGTGCCTGAAATCCGAGTCGTCTGCGAACATCAGATCGCTCATGTCTAGCTCGATCGCCTTTTTAAGGGCTCTCAAGTTCGACATCTCGATCATCGGTAAGTAGAAGCTCGAGGGCGAACCGGATACCACTGCGTAACTGAATCTCATTGCAAACTCCTTGAATAAAGGTAGTGCGCTGGGGATCCAGCTACACGTTAGGACCCGGTCAGACCGGCCTGATCATTCAGCAAACTCTTCGCCGTGGCGTGACCCAGCAGGTTCGCAGCGTACGCTGTCAAATCTTTACGATTCGCAAGCGTGCCGCGTTCCGGCTGGACAAACTCAATCACGGCGCGATGGATTCCGGCAACAGTGGGCGGGGGTGTTAGTCCCGAGTCACTGGTGCCAAGAGTCTCCATCTGCGGGTCTGCAATGGTGAACGTCTGGCGCCAAACACGACCAGCATCCGAAGCTTGACCGGCCCGCACGTTTCCGGCGGGGGTCTTCTTCGTATACGTGATCGTCTTGTAGCCAAGCGCAACACCACCTGTCTGGTCTTGCCAGACATACAGACCGTTGACACTTGATACTGGGTTGAATGTGTGGGCGACCGGAGCCGCTTGTCCATCGTTGATTGTGACTGCCGCAAAAACGGGCATGTTACTGCTCCTTAAAAGGAGTTATTAAGGTGGTACCCTGTGCTACCAGCGACTGTTCTGGACTTTTCCGAGGAGTATAACCCGGAGAAGAGCCGTAGCCGTAATGATTTGGCTACTGCCTAGCTTCGTCTTAAACGTTGGCAATTCCGGGAACGGAAAGCCAAACAGTTCTTGACGGACCTTCCTACCGTGTCTCCATTTCGACTCCCAATTTCCTTGGGTGATGTAGTCCCAACCGCCGCTCGAATCAAGAGCGTCAATAAGGTACACATCACTTAGGTCATGGAAGTAGACTTGAGTGGCATAACCTTTTTTGAAGGTTAATCCAGCGCCGAGAGCACTCTCCATTAACTGGAGGTACTGCCCAACGTTGAAAAGCCAGTCCACAACAAACGAGAGGGGGGTCAACTCCCAAACGATTGAAAGTGGGTTCAAGGAGGTAATTCGGGTAGAATTGTAGAGCGAGTTACTCGCGATGCCAGCCCACACCTTCACCTCAGCTTTCCACTGCCGGGTCCCTGAAACCGTACCAAACCCAGGCCACGTTTGCACGTTGCCTGTTCGGTCAACCACGTTGTCTTGACGCCTACTTCGACCAACAATCGGAAGTCCTTCATCGAAGGACTTGTAATTCCAATTGAGGTAGTTGTAAATGTCTTGAACGAACGGGGACCAACCGAGTTTGTACGATAACCAGAGTTCCGACAGCGTTTTGCTGGGGTTACGGAGGAACTGCCTCTTGACGGTTCGGGCTGTAGTCAATAGCCCGTACACGGACTTTCCTAGTCCCAGCATCCGCCCAGACTCTCTGAATTCACCAAGTGTAAGAGCCAAGTTTGACTCCGTCACTTTGATGCCGTCATAGAGCTTTTCGAGCGCACGGTTATAAACTTCCGTGTCATACTCGACTGGGTAATTACCGTAAGAAAGCCGAGTAGCTGCACCGATAGGACTCAGTGACCCTTCTTGGGTCATGATTCCCTCGATGTTATCAGTACCGGTACGGCGTGATGTATACGTTACTTTGCCGCGAGCGACTTTGTAACGTTGCCCATCATACTGCCCTGCACTGATGGCCGAGTACTTTCCATTCACCTTAGCGGTCGGCCCAAAACCCGCATGGCTCCATAGGTCGTAGTTGCAGTTCGGGACGTCATAGTCCTGTTCCACAACTGGGCCTGGGAGTTGACGGATTTGGGTAAACCTTTCGGGTGATACGAAGTATCGGTCTTGCATGCTACCCTCAACGTTGGTTAACAGCCAACTAGGCGTGAATAACACCTAGGCGACTCGCCTAGAAGGAGGCCCTTTGAG